TGGTTGTTGGTGGGGAGTGCATAATCATGCAGTGTTGTGCATGAAAACTGCATGTTTTGGAACACAACTGGCTGTATGTATAAGGGTTAGTAACTTTAATTGGAGGTCATGATGAAACAAACAAGAAACACTGAGGATCACAAGGTCTGCCCACGCTGCGTTAGGCTCCTGCCGAGAAAAGATTTCTCTAGTGGCTACTGCAAGCCATGCTCTCGGAACTACATCCTGGAGAAACGCTACGGCGTAACAAGAGAAGAATACGATATCCTGGCAGCCTCTGGCTGTGTCATCTGCGGGGTGATGGAGGGAGGCAAAAAAGGCTTTCACGTCGATCACTGCCACACCACGAACAAGATTCGTGGCGTCCTTTGTCACGGATGCAACGTCGGTTTAGGCATGTTCAAGGATGACCCAGAGAGACTAAAGAAGGCCGCAGAGTACCTTAAGTGTTAATTCCGGTAACTTTTGTGTAACTTTTTTGTACGTTTTGTTAAGGGGTGTGTAAAAGTCCTGGTGGGTGTGGAACAGGATTCGCTAGTTATTGCACACTAGTAATACACTAGTAAGATCCACTGCTTCCAGCAGTGTGGATCTTGCAGGTTGCTTGTTACTTGTTGGCCTATCAAGCCCGTTCCCTTGAGGGGAGACGGGCTTACTTGTATCACTGGTTCTCCCTCGCTTAGACGCTCGGGGTGTCTGTAAAGTTAACGTTGCGACGGCTGAGTCGCAACACTAGTAAAGGAATCTTATGACTCGTGAATCCGAGTATCGGCCTGCCGCCCTTGATAGGGCGCAGGCAACAGGAGGGGTGCCGGGTAGGCCATCGAAGCGAAGTATGAAGGATGCCCAGCGGACGTTGAATGATAATCAGCTACGTTTGGCTGTGTGGCAGTCGATGCCTGAGCGGCATCGTATTCCGCAGACTCAGAAGGAGTTTTGCCAGGAAATTGGGATTTCGCTTGCGAGTTTGCATCGGTGGAGGAAAGATCCTAACGTTGTTATGGCGACTCGTTGGCTTACTCTTAACGCTGCGGGTGATCCCGGCAGGGTTTCGGCTGTGTTGGACTTTTTGCATGAAACGACTCTTGATGAGTCGATTTCGACGAAGATTAGGTTGACTGCCGCTAGGGATTGGTTGAAGGCTATTGGGGTTCATGAGGCGTGGAGTTATGACAATAAGCTTTTGAAGATTCAGGATGTGGATGAGATTAACTTAGAGGATCTTTCGGATGAGGAAATCTGGGAGTTGTATAATGAGCGGGCAAGAATGGTTGGCCTGGGGGCCGGAGAGATGATTACGGATGGTAGTTCACAACGTGCAGGGGCAGCCGACTTTGAAGAGGGCGTCGAAGGCTGGGAGGTTGAGCCCGGAGCTGTTGGAACGGGAGATGAAGTGGCGGACGTGGTTTCCGAAGGATGTGTCGATTCGTCCTGATGGGATGTCGGAGGCGGAGGTTGCTGCTGCGGTGGAGGCTTTTCGTCGGTTTGCCGAGGATGTTTTGGTTTTGAAGGTGCCGGGTAAACGTATTCCGTTTAGGTTGCGTGAGGCCCAGTTGGAGACGGTTGCCGATATTATTGGTAATCGTAATGTTATTATTTTGAAGGCCCGTCAGATCGGGTTTTCGGCGTTGATTGCTGGTTTGTGTTTGTGGTTTGTTTTGGGTGGTGCTGATCGGCAGATTTATATGTTGTCGAAGGGTCAGCGGGAGGCTCGGGCTTTGCTTCACAAGTCTCGTTATGCGTATCGTATGCTTCCGGCTTGGGTGCGGGATAAGGGTCCGGCGTTGACTGACCGTACGTTGGAAAGGATGTCATTTGAGAATGAATCCTTTATTGTTTCGTCTCAGTCTGCTTCTGATCCGATTCGTGGTGAGACTGCCTGGTTGGCTGTTGTTGACGAATGGGCGTCTATTAATGACCAGGAGGGGGCGTGGGCGGCTATTGAGCCGACAGCCGACCTTGGGGGTCGGATTGTCGGGCTTTCGACTGCTAAGGGTGAGGGCGATTTTTTTCATGATCGTTGGGTGGCGGCTACGTCAGGTAATTCTAACTTTCATCCCATTTTCCATTCTTGGCGTGCTGTTCCTGAGAGGGATGATGCGTGGTATCAGGACAAGGTTGTTAATAATCCGAAGTGGTTTGTTGCCCAGGAGTATCCGAGTAGCCCCGAGGATGCTTTTATCGGGTCCGGTAACCCGTTTTTCGATTTGGAGCCGGTACGATTGTGGGGTTTGCGGGAACCGACAGGTTTTTTCAATGTCGAGTTTGTTGACGGGGTTGGTAACGTCACGGAATCACCTAGGGGTGAGTTGGCGATCTGGTTGCCGAGAGATCGGGACGGAGTGTGGCGTTTCAACCCTAAGTCCTCTTATGTTGTGGGCGCTGACGTGGCGATGGGGTTGGACCGTGGTGACTGGTCCGTCGCATACGTTTTAGAGGCTGTTTCTGGTGAAATTGTTGGTATGTGGCGTGGCCGGTGTGCCCCCGATGTTTTTGGTAACCAAATTTTGCCGGGTATTGGTTCGTTTTTCAAAAACGCTTTGGTTAATGTGGAGATCAATAATCATGGTTTGACGACTTTGACGGCTTTGCGGGATTGCGGGTATGAAAACTTGTATCGTCGTCATTCGAAGACGACGAGGCGTGAGACGGCTTTGGAGACGTTGGGTTGGATGACGACTAGTGGCAATAAGCAGCCGATGTGTGATGGTATTGCTGCCTGGATTCGGGAGGGCAATCAGGCTTGGGATCGTGTGACGGTCCATGAAATAAAGACGTTTGTGCGTGAGCAGCGTGGCGAGCGTGTCAAGTTGCATGGTAGTCCTCATGATGACTGTGTGATGGCTTTGGGTATCACTATTGAGTGTAGACGGTATGCTTTTGAGCATGATTTGACTGAGCCTGCGCCTGATAGGCGAGGCACGATTGATTGGTTGGATGAGCAGTTGCAGGCGGGTCGGCGTGGTTCGAAGAAGGCTATGTCGCCGGTTATTTGATGTGTGTGGAACAAAATATGCTAGTATGTGAGATGGAAACTGAAATTTGCACCGAATGTGGACAAAAGGTCTCAAAAGATCGTTTTAATAGCGCATCCTTTTCGCCCACGGTTTGTTTCAGGTGCCGCATCAGCGGCATATCTATCGGTTTTGGTGGATACCGGGAAGCGTTTCACGGCGACAATCTTGTCGGCGGTACTGTGGCTTCTGATGTGGCGCACACCATTGCAGAGGGACGGAAATTGGGTCATGATCCAGTTCCGGCGAAGGCACCTAACCCGGGTGTTTCGCAAAAGACGTTGGACGTGTTGAAAACTAAAAGTGGTTATGGTGGCGGGGGCAAAACGTGAGCAGCAACGAGTACACAACGTCAAACTATGATGCTGCGGTAAATCAGGCTGGGGCCACTTCAAGCGGCGGTGCCGATGAAGGGGCTGTTGGCAGCAAAATTACGTTGATTGAAGCGGCCAAGAACTTTAAAAGTTCGGGCCGCTGGGATGAACGGTTTTCGGACTTTGTGGCGTTGTATGCTAACAAGTATCCGTACACTGAAATTGGCGAGTACGAAGATATTGTTGTTCCGAACATGATTTTTTCTACTGTGAACGTGATTGTTCCGTCGATTGCAGTCAATGCGCCTAAAATCAATGTTTCTCCGGTCCATCCTGATTACAATGATGCTTCTTCGGTTTCTGAGGCTTTGGTTAACCATCAGTGGCATACCGGCCGGGTTCAGGACGAGGTTCGGGACGCTATCAAAGATTTTGTGATTGTCGGTCACGGTTGGGTTAAGACAACTTGGGATTCGCAGGAAGAGGAAGTTGATTTGACTTCCGAAGAGTTTGAGCAGCTTGCCAGCCAGGTGATGCAAACAAGGATGCAGGCCGAAGCGGCGGGCGTTTCCGATGTTTTCCCGTCGGACGAAGACTTGTTATCGGAAATTCCGTCTACTAAAACAGAGTTGACGGTCGATCAGCCGCTTGTTATGCGAGTGTCGCCTTTCGACATGTTTTTTGATCCTGACGCAAAGCGTTTTAACGACTTGAGGTGGATTGCGCAGCGAGTATTTATGCCGCTGGAAGTCGCTAAGGCGAACGATATGTGGTCTAAGACCGCTAGAGGCAAGTTGCAGACTGTTTCTAAGTCAAGGCAACGTAATGAAGTTACGGTTGATGTCCATTCGGCTCATGCCGAGCCGGTCGGTCAAGAATTCGTTGAAATCTACGAATTCTATGATCTGATTTCAGGAAAAATGTGTGTGTTTGCGGAAGGTACTGATGCGTGGCTTCTGAAGCCAACAAAGTCCCCGTATCCGAACGTTCACCCGTTTACTTACATACCCAACTATGAGGTGCCGGAACGTTTCTATCCTGTTGGTGACGTGGAAACCATTTTCCCGTTGCAAGTTGAGTTAGGTATGGTTCGCACCGCTCAGGTCAACGACCGTAAGCGTGGGAACCGTATAACGTTGTATAAAGAATCGGCGTTGGGTTCCCAGGGCGTTTCTGACATGAAGGACGGGAAAGACAATGCGTTCATTCCTGTTTTGAACAACACGCCTTTCAACGAGGCTTTTCAGCAGATCCAGCCGTTGGGGTTGCCGCCAGAATGGTATCGTTCGGATCAGCAATCTTTGAGTGACATTGATCTTGTTTCTGGTGTGTCGGAGTATCAGCGTGGCGGTCAGGCGAACATTCGCCGCACCGCTACCGAGGTCGGGTTGATGCAGGATGCTTCTAATGCTCGTTCGGCCGACAAGCTCGCTAAGGTTGAGCGGGCGATGTCTGAGATTGCGGAACAGATGATTAAGCTGTCTCAACAGTTTTTGGAAAAGTCGGATGTTGCCCGTGTTGTGTCTGCTTCGGCTGCCGAGTCTTGGGTTCCTTATTCTGGTGAAGCTATCCAGGGCGAGTTTTTGTTTAAGGTGGAGGCTGGGTCTACTCAGCCGATGAACGAGTCGTTCCGTCGTCAGCAAGCTATGCAGATGATGGATGCTTTTGGTGGGCTGATTGGTTCTGGTCTTTTGAATGACCAAGAGTTTGTTTCTGAGGTTATGCGTTTGAACGGGATGACTGACGTGGCCCGGTTTATGGGTGCGGGGCTGCCTGATCCGGTGCCGGAAGAAATGCCGCAGGATCAGATTCCGCCGGGGACCGAGAACGGTCCTCCGGCACAGATGCCGCCAGGTATGGCTCCGCAAGGGATGCCGCCAGGCATGTAACGTCGCTGGCACCGCCAGCTTCGCTCAACAGAGCGCTGTAGTGAAAAGGTAATCATGTCTGCTTCATAAGCAGAAGTTGTGGGTTCGATTCCTGCCAGCGCCACCATTTTGAAAGGGTAAACATGGAACCAGAAGAAGAAGTGGACCCTTTTGAAGACGACACACCGCTAGAAGCGGCGTGCGATCTCTCCACACCGGAGATTTGCGAGTCCTGCCAGTAGGTAGGGCAGCATAAACTATAGAACGGCAGATAAACGAAAGTCCTGCCAGAAAGCAGTGAAATGACTACTTTGGATGATGTGTTCGAAGAGGTCTCTTTGGAAGAAGCGCCCTCCGAAATCGAAGTCGATAACTCCCAGGAGGAGACCGACGTTGAATCACAAGTGGCAGAGCCAGAAGTCGATGAAAACGATGTAGAAGAAACAGACAATCCCGAAGGGGAACCTGTAGACGATGCAACGGAACCGTCCTCGGCAGAGTGGCAAACTATTTTGGAACAATTCGGTGACACCGAAGTTCCATTGCAGGTGAATGGCGAAACCGTTATGCGGCCGCTAAAAGACTTGCCAGCAAGCGCAATGATGCGGGAAGACTACTCACGGAAAACGGCCGGGTTGTCGCAGATGAAATCTGCGGCAGAATGGGCGTACGATGTGCAAGCAGCGTTCCAACGTGACCCACAGGCAACCATTGAAGCTTTTTCGAGAGCTTACAAGTTGCAGGGCGGGGAACAGGCGCAGCAGCCAGTAGAGGACCCGTATGAGGACTACGATCCCGACGTTGCCTTAGTGATGCGTAAGATGGATGAACAGAATTCTATGTTGCGGTCGGAACTTGAAGCTGTAAAACAGTTTCAAAACACGACGCAGGAACGGGAACTACGTTCAGGTATCGAAGCAGAGCTTGCTCAAACTTTACAACAGTTTGAGGGCATCGACGAGTTAGAAGTTTTGACTTTTGCTACCGAGCACAGAGTTAAGCTGCCTATGGCGGCCGAGATACTTTGGAATCGGCAGCAGAACGCCAGTAACGCAACTTCCGCTGCGGCTAAGGCCAAAGCGAAAGAGTTGTCTGCTGCACGTTCTGGAGCCAAACGCAAAGCAGGTAAGGATGCGGTTGCAGCCACCCCTCGGGGTGGCTACGATGTTGAGTCAGATGCAGGCAACTTTTCAACAATCGGGGAACTATTTGAGCTTGAAATGCTCAAAAGTTCCAACTAATTCTTAGGAGGCCAAAATGGCTTTTGATAACATTGTTTCAACTACACTTGAGCGGTACTTTACTTCCGGTAAGGCCACCGACAACATTTTTGCTCGCACGGCAGTCCTTGACTTCCTTAAGCGTCGGGCAAAGATCAACGCACAGGGCGGACGTAACGCTGTCATCCCGGTGATGGGTGCCAAGAACACCACGTTCCAAAACTACAGTGGCTACGACCAACTGACCCCTGCGGTCGATGAAGTCATGGACACTGCTGTTTACGACTGGAAGCAGTCCGCTATCTACATTCCAATGTCGGGTATCGAAGAGGCCAAAAACTCTGGCGACAAGGCTGTCATCAAGCTCATTACCGCTAAGACGGAAAATGCTGAGATGACTGCTGCCGAAACGTTTGAGGACCAGCTTTTCAACGCTACGACTGCCGGTACTGCTGACGCATGGTCGTCTGCCGGTAAGGACTGGGTTGGCTTGGCCGAAATCGTTGGCGATGGTGCCCATGCCGGTATCACTGGCTCCTGGTGGGAGTCATATGTTGAAGATACTGCGGGTGCGCTCACTCTCACTGATCTTTCGCACGCTTTCAACAGTGTGTCGTACGGTTCAGATAAGTGTGACTTTGAAGTGACAACTCAACTTCTTTACGAGAAGTACGAGTCGCTGCTTCAGGCGAACCAGCGTCTCACTGACGCTAACACTGGTAAGGCTGGCTTCGATAACCTGATGCACAAGTCGGGTGTTGTGGTTTGGTCGGATTACACGCCTGCTGGCGAGTGGTACTTCCTGAACAGCAAGCACATCAACTTGACCGTCCTTGACGGCAAGTGGATGGACTTCCGTGGCTTCGTGGAGCCGTACAACGTCGATGCCAAGTATGGTCTCGTTCTGTCGTACGGTGCGTTCACGACCGATGGTCGTCGTTACCTTGGTAAGCTCGCAGGCCGCACGGCTTGAGCTGACTAGCCGAGTCCGCCTCCTGTAGTGGGAGGCGGACTTTGGTGTGTTTTTGAAAAACTTTTTGAACGGTTTTGGGGGATGTAGTTGTGCTTTCAGTCAACGACAATGTTTGTAATTACGGGTTGTTGAGTGGCGTTAGAGACTACGACCCTGCAAAAAAGCTTTTTATGAATGGTGAAACGCAAGACGAATTTATGGCCCGACAGGAACCTGGCGTCAGCTTCAACGAAGCTTTGCTTAACCTTGACCCAAACTTCGTAGAACCAGAACCAGAACCCGAACCAGAGCCGGAACCCGAACCAGAGCCAGAGCCAGAACCTGAGCCGGAGCCTGGTCGGCGTCGAACAATATCTAACGGATTCGGATTTTTGCCGAACGCAAAACGTAAGCCCACGGAGGAACGCTGATGGCAGCAACCAACAACAACAACGTCGCAGAAAGCGGCGTTGTAGCGGTCCCTAAAGACTCCGGCAGCCTGCCGGAAGGCATCGTACCATACGGCACCGTGTTTGCCGATGGCGAAATGGTAGACGCATTCACCGACAAAGAAATTGTTGGCTCGCTCGGTGAACTTTTAGAAGGCGTCGTTCCGGCCACGTCCTGGCGGGGTGTGTAATGAACTTTGACGCAATGATGCAAGTCGTTCGGGCACAGGCACAAACCGACGAGGTGGATGCCCCCGACGGCCTTTTAGGATTTTATGCACAGTCAGCATGTCAGGATATTGAATCCCGTGTTGGACAATGGCCGCACCGTCGGGAAACCTTTACTCACATAACGGTCCCCGGGATTTCAAACTATGCGTTCGAAACGTTCTCCCCGAACACAATGGAATACATTGTGTCGGCAACAATCCCCGACAGTGTGCTGTGGCCCATGTCCCGGGACGAGTACCGGCAGATGACCCGCAAAACCACCACTACCGGTTCCCCAACCCATTACATGGTTGACGGTCCTGTCGTGTGGCTGTGGCCGACCCCGGCCGCCGCCACGCAACTATCCTTTTCGGGGTACTCTTCTTTCCCCCTATGGCCCATCATGGAAAGCGGGACGACGGAACCCCCGCTGCCCAGAGGGTTTGATGCGGCCATCGTTTTCTTTATGATGGCCCGATACTACCAAGGTCAAGAAGACCTGGAACTATACCAACAGTACATGCGTGACTACGAAGCAACAGTACAGAATCAGATTGACAGGGCTTTGAGAGGCTCAGACATTTTTGCTGGACCGTCGGTAAAGTCGTCTGGTCTTTTCCCTGGCATGTCAGAGTCCAAGTGGATGCGCAGAAACGTGGAGAAGTAACATGCCTGTGCCGAGCCGGGAAGTTTCCTACCTGAACAGTTTTGATGGCGGTCTAAACCTGACTGACCAGACGCAATCTTTGTTGCCAAACCAGTCGCCTGACTGCTTGAACGTCGATTTTGGTATCAGGAAAGGTTTCATGTTGCGTGGCGGTTTCCGTCATCAGGAAACCGATGAACGGTTTAGTGGTGCACATTTTCTTGGTTTTGCAGAGGACAACGATTATGTTTTGTTGTGTTCCGCTGACGGCGATCTGCTCCGTTGGGACGGAGCGGATCTTGTCGATACTGGTGCTGTTATAACCGAGTCCGTTTCACGAACCCGTATGGCGGACCATAACGGGACTGCCTATATAGCCAATGGGCGTTTCGGGGGGATTGATCCTTCTGATATTGTGATGAATAAGTGGGATGGTCAGAATCTTGTTGCGTTGGGTGACGATTGGGACGAGAACCATGTGGTTCCGTCCGGCAGCAATATGCCGAAAGCAATGTTTGTTAACCAGTGGCGTGGCTACATGTGGGTTGCAAACACGTTTGAGGATGGGGCGCATTACACTAATCGTTTAAGATTTTCTCATGTCCAGTTCCCTGAGTCTTGGTCGGAAGACGACTATTTTGATATTGGTGATTCAAAGGGGTCCATTGATCCCATTACGGGGGTCCATCCGTTTAGGGATCAGTTGTTTATTTTCAAAAAGAGTGAAGTGTGGGTTTTGTCTGGTGATGAGCCAGACAATTTCATGCTCAATCCGTTAACGGTTTCTTCGGGCACTTGTTCTTGTGGCGCTTCTGACTCTAGTTCCGGTATTCTGTACTGGTTTTCAACTGATGGCCGTTTGATGGCGTATAACGGCAGCGGCATTGCCGTTCTGTCGCAGCCTATCCAGTTTTGGTCTGATGTTGGCAAAATTAAGCATGGTGGTATCCATCGTCTGATGTGGGCTGACGGTCGGCTATGGCTTTCTTTGGAGGCCGGTTCCGCCGTAGAGCGGGAACGGTTTTTGTTTATCTGGTCCCCGTCGGCCAAAGCTTTTACTTTGTACGACCGGCAAGTCAGCGACATGATTTTTTGGAAAAAAATTGGCTCTGATGCCGACCCGTTGTTTCTTGATTTGGGGAGCGACGATATTTTCAGGTACGATCAGGCTTACGAAACTGATTCTTCTGGCGACAATCCCTCTATCCGTATTGACGGTCATTATCGTACGGCGTGGATTGCTGAGGGCGAAACTGCAACCAAGAAACGGTGGAAGCGGCCCCGTGTGACGGCTGCCGCTACTCATTCAGCTACAATTCAGCTTGAAGTTTTTCACGACATGCAGGACTTGGACCCGAAACGTCAAGTGACTTTCCCCATTTCATCTGAGACTGCTAGTTCCCGTTGGGATACTATGATTTGGGATCAAGATTTGTGGTCTGGTTTAAAAGAGGAAACGTACGCTTTTCAGCGTACGCCTTCCGCAGGTTCGGCTCATGCCGTTTCGTTCAAATTTTCATCGACTGACAATGTTGGTCGCTGGTGGGTTGATAGTATTGCTGTGCCGTTCCGCCGGAAACAGGTGCGTTAAAGTTATGATTTTGAGAAAGAGGAATTTTCGATGGCTGTAGTATCGGTTACTAATACGTTTACGTCGCTTACCCCTGCGGTGGCTTCTGAAGTCAACCGCAACTTTACAGATGTTGTTGATTTTGTTAATGGCGACACTGTTCACCGTGACGGCTCTCGGCCGTTTACCGGTGAGGTATCTATGGGGTCGCATAAGATCACAAATGTTTTGGGCGGTGTTTCGGCCAACGATGCTGTGAACGTTGCCCAGTTGGGTGGCGCTTTGCCTGCCGGGTTTATTGGAATGTATGGTTCTGATGTTGCCCCGTCTGCTGCTTGGCTGCTTTGTGACGGTGCAGCATATTCCCGTACAGCGTACCCAAATTTGTTTGCTGCTATCGGTACTTCTTACGGTGCTGGCGATGGGGCCACTACGTTTAATGTTCCTGATTTGAATAGCCGGTTCCCGTTTGGTGCGTCAGCGGGCACTACGGGCGGCTCTAATGATGCGGTGGTTGTCAGTCATGAACATGAGATGGGTTCCCACACTCACACGTCTGCCGCTCACACTCACACGACAGGTACACACAAGCACGGTGTTGACGATCATGAGCACACGATGCCGTCACACTCCCACACGTTGAATAAGCACAAGCACTCCATCAACCACAATCACGGTTCAGCATCCACGGGCACCCAATCAGCCAACCACACTCACCACTCAGGCTCTCCTGTTGTTGCAATGTACGGGAGTGGTGCTCTCGGCTTCGGGACGAACAAACCATTGGGCATCCCACTCAACGTTGTCAACGGCACCGATCTGGTGGGGAACCAGACTGCCTCGCACACCCACTCGTTCAACATGCCGAACTTTACGGGCACTTCTGGTGAACCCAGCACCGCCAACACAAGCGAAGTGGACCCCGGTAACACAAACAGCAAAACGGGACTTGA